CAGGTCACTAACAATATTTTATCTGTAAGATCCTGACCTTCCCATCTAGGTTGAGTAGTCCAATTTAATGTATGCTCATGGTTTTTAAAACGCCACCTAGTTTCAAACTGCTCCCAACCTTTTGTAAGATCACCTGCAATTAGATATGCTATTGCTAAATTGAATGGTGCTATCCTATCTTCATCACTGATATCAATAGCAGTTTGCAAGAATCTATATGCACGTTCAGGGTATCCCATCTCACGCATGATATTGCCGTAATTATTATATGCTAGTCCTAAATTAGGGTACTCAGTAAATGCCTGTGCATAGCACATCATTGCCTCTTGTAATTCTAATCTACTGTAGTGGTACTTAGCCTTTTGGTCAAGTTCAAGTAATGTCATTTCCATATTTATTGTGTCCTATTGTATTGCTATTTTAATGTATTTTTTATATAATAAATATTCTATGCTTAAGATAATTGTAATATTACTATTTTTCCCATTGATTGGCTTAGCCCAACCTAATACGGTGTTGTATAATATAACCAGTGACACAGTGTTAAATGGGTCCTTAGATTGTGAGGAAGTCAGCATTGCTAGTATAAGCAAATTGATGACTGTCTATACAGTACTAAAATCAAAACAAAATCTAACAGAAAAACTAACAGTCCGTAGCAACAAAACACCTAATACTAAACTCAGTAAAGGTATGATTCTTACTAGATTGGAATTGATTAATTTATCACTGATTAGTAGTGATAATATAGCCGCAATCACTTTATCAGAAAACTACCCCAATGGTAGAGTAGGATTTGTCACCAAGATGAATGAATACGCAAAAGAGTTGAGCATGATGCATTCTGGATTCGTTGAACCAACCGGGTTAAGTCCCATGAACTATAGCACTATTGGGGATATAATAACATTAACCAAAGCGGTAAGCGAATTTGACATAGTACAATCAGCGGCACAATCTCAACGCACCTTTGCTCCTATAGAAACTAAAAAACGAAAAAAGCCAATCAAAGAACCAAAGCGCAAACCGCAAGTAGTAGCCAATAACCCTACTAGTAGCTATTTTGGTCGTGAAGGGATAATCACAATCAAGACCGGGTTCACTAGCGCAGCCGGATTCTGTATTACATTATTAGTTAAGTCTAACAACCAGTTGTATAACATAACAATATTAGGTGCTAAAAGCAAACAAGAAAGACAGCGACTGGTTGAGAAATCATTGGCTAAGATTTATAGTGCATAATATATGTATTTTATACACATCGTATAAATACACATATTATGTTGCACTTCATCAAAGACCTCACAGACAAACTACTAGAATTCATAAAAGATGACCCGGTACGCCCTGAGATACCGACAGATTTTAGAGTAAGTAATGGAAGAATGGTAGCAGCCTTGGTTAATGAAGAAAAACCAGATGCAATGGTTTGTGTTAGCTTCCATGATTTTGTTCCAGAAAACACCAATGATCTAAAGACTACCGCAATTGTACCCACAACCGCAGTATTCTATACTATTTGGAGTTACAAGAATGGTAAAGGTCAACAGTTGTTAGTTGAAGCAGTAAAGGGTATCCAACGTGATTACCCTAGCGTCACTAGATTTGTAACATTAAGTCCTAAGACAGAAGTGGCAAGACGCTTTCATTTGCGTAATGGAGCAATTGTGTTCCGTGAAAACTTAGACACTATAAATTACGAATATACTAGGCCACAGCAAGAGACTATTGAACTTATTAAATAAATTGTGGTCATTAGATATTTCTATCAAAACAATCAACATAGCTACAAACACGAATCTATCATAGATGCGTTTGCTAAGGCCATAGCCACTATCATTGAGTTACCTGAACTACTAGAAGTCTGCTTGTATGACTTAGGAGAGAATGTATATGGAGGCATTGACATGTATCGCATCAATCGTATAGGGATAAATTACGATCTACCTTTCGACACAATACCAAAAATACTAGCACATGAATTGATTCATGTACATCAAAAACACAAAGGTACATTGAAGATTACAAGAGACGGAAAATGCTATTGGCATGGCATCTTCATCACAAACAAATTGCCGGATGACATGACCTATGAAGAATACACTAACCTGCCGTGGGAACATGATGCATACACTAGACAAACAGGGATACTGAGCGAAGCATTATCCTACATGGATCATAAATCTAAACATTAAGTAAACAATGTGTTAGAAAAGTAATACTCCAGTATTACCTTTTTTGAAAACTATAGTATTCATTTTTCGTATAGGTTCGTTAGGACCAATTCTTTTTTCGGCCACGCACTCTGACACATGACTATCGAAATTATCCCTAGTTAGTACTAACTAACTTAGTCGCTTGACAATAAATCATTTTGGCTATAGAATAGGCTTTCTATAGAGAGGTGACTATGAACAAAGTGCAAGCGTATAGAATTAAGTACACACCTGTGACAGGTGAGATGAAAGCAAACAGACGCAAAATCAATAGTACTTTAAAATGGGTAGAATATAGTTTTGATATTTACGACATGAGCAAAATGCTTATGAGTACTAAAAATTTAAACGAAAAGTATTCACTTATGGACCTACTTGATATTGCTGAGAGAAAGAAAAAATGGCACTATAGACAAGAGAACTTTAATCTTACCAAGGCAAGCGAATTGCTTCAAGCAATGATAAAAATTCATTGTTGACAGTAAATCAAATTGGGTATACAATAGCATCTTATTCACTTGAAAGGGCCAATTATGTCTTACAATATCGATATGTTTGTGAACACTAACAAAGCGTACATCACTTTTGAGGACCAGTCTGATGAAGATCAATCTCAATCTCAATTTGAGAAACTTGTTACTTTTGATAAAGTTAATACAGAAGCATACCCTGTGCTTGTCTATGAAATGAATACTAAAGCAGTCGCTTGGTATGACACAGAAATGTTCATGGGATTTGCAAAAGTAGACTAAAAGTATTATATACTCAAAACTTGACAATAAATCAAATTGGGTATATAATACATTTATGAACTCAAAAATCAACCGCAAACGCAGAACAGACCGTAATCAAGTGATTTACTACATTCAAGATGTTGTAACACTTGAGTACTACATCGGTCTGACTGCGGTGTCATTCAAGGGCAATGTATTTCGTACATTACGCCGTCGTATGCAAAAGCATATGCAACGTGCCTTGACTGAGAACAAAGATTGGGGTTTGTCACGTGCCTTGCGTGAACAAGGTGCCGACAGTTTCGTATTTGGTGTCGTTGAGATTGTACGTGGCAAGCGCCCTGCTCATGCCCGCGAGACTGAATTGATTAACACATTGCGTCCAGCACTGAATACATTTGGAGTAAAGTAATGAACGAACGAATTAAAGACCTTGCTGAACAGGCTGGGTATGAAAAAGATATGTTTGGTATTGGACACTGGGAGATGCCAGAATGTAAAAAGTTCGCCGATTTGATTGTGCAGGAATGTGCTAACCAAGTTGATTGGATTCTTGCTGAAGGTGGTAAGACACAGGGTGATTTGATTAAACAACATTTCGGAGTTGAAGAATGACCAACGAAATCACAACAGAAATGCTGGACCACAAGATTGCATGGTGTGAGCAAAAGCTAGCGGCCGCCAAGGCAGCGGCCATACCGCGTATGCAGGATTTTTACTTTGAAAAGACTCGCACCAGTGTAACTGAGGATTGGTCTGACGCATTCACATTGCAGGAACTAGCTGACACTTTGGGTGTGGAACAAGTTCGGTATAGGATCTACTACAGCCGAGATAATCTTACTCTACGGCTGTTTGTGTTCCGTCCTCATTGTACCTATTCCGAAGAGCAAAAGATGTTGAATTTGGGATTTGTATATGCACAAGACGGCGACACTGAAAATATTCCTGACAAACCAATAGCAATAGAGGAAATTGAAGAATAATGTATTTTACCGAAAGCACTATCTTTATACTAGTAGTATGTGTTATAATAATTTTTAAATATTTTTATGATTGACCTTAGATTTAATATTTCACATCCATTTGACGTAGAGTTTAAAAACCTTTGGTCTAAAACTTGGTCTACTGTATTTAAAAATAAGTTTATTGAACTAGAGGTCTATAAAGACGCAACTATAGTGTCCTTTATGTTTAATTGGACTGTTAGACAAAGCCATGCAGGCTTATATATTGGGTTAGGTATATTTGGCTACAATATACACTTTAATTTTTATGACAGTCGGCACTGGGACTACGAAAATAACAAAATGGAGGACGAATGAGCGTTAATGTAAAATCCACTGTAAGTACACCAACCCCATTGTTAGATTACACCTTACGCCACAAGCATGAACTTGAATTGCGTAAAGAAATATTCAACAAACATTATGACAGGGTAGATGAATATTATGATTGGAAAAGAATCAAGTATACTGAACAAAAGAGATTGGAAGAGGAACGTGAACTCCGTAAAAATTTAGAAGAAATGCACCAATATGAAAATTTAAAAAATCGCACAGACTACAACAATTATAGATATCAATTTTATATTGGTACATTAGTAGATTGCTATATATGAACAGATTTCCTAGTCCAAATAGATTGGCTGATTTGATACATCCTATATTTTTAATAATGTGCATAATTTTTGCCTTTATGTTGGTGTATGGGTTTTTTATGCATCAGGAATATGATGATTCGGATGAAATAACAGTTACTTTTAATTGTACACAAGTGTTAGGAGCACAAAATCAATACCCTGATTTTGTAATTAATGAATGTAGAAAAATAAGGCAAAGATGAAATCAAAAGAAGAAATTATCACCGATATGTGTTACACATACCGACATGATTATGGGTTACGGAAAGAACTTGCTGAACCAAATTGGACAGCAGGCATGACTGAGCAGGATGCCAAAATGCTTTACAAAACAATGGAACAGATATATAATAACACAATTGAACCTTATATGGAGTTGAAACATGAATCTAAGTCAGATTAACGAAATTACCGATCACCGAATTACTGGTGGTAGCGAGTATCAATGGCAATGCTATCCTGATGCACGATACCTAGATTATGAAAGTGATTATGCTCACCTATCGGTAGTGTATAGTACTGTTAACCAAATAGTCTATTCTGCGGAAGTCTCAATTAACTCTGAGGCATGGACGGAAGATAAAAGTCCATATCGTTGGATGAATTCAGACTATAGTGATGCTTACATTGCCGAATCAAAACAACGCAATGTAGATCCTAATCAAGCATGGGATGATGTTAAGTGGATTGATTTGGAAGTAGAAGAAGATTTCCTTGAAAAGGCACTGGCTATGTTTAATGGCGAAAAGTTTGATAAGCGTGTGCAAGTCCCGTTAGAATTGGATGATCATTTGATGATGCAATTGTTTATGGAAGCGCACAAGCGTGATATTACTCTCAATCAAATGGTTGAAGAAGTATTGCGTAAAGTGATTGCAAAACAGGAAGAAGATACGATCATGGAAGATTATTCTCAGGATTTTGGATGAACGATATAGTAATCGGTATCTTTTCCTGGATCAAAGATGATTTTAAGTCTAACCGAGTTCGCTTTTTTATTGAGTTGCTTGCTTGGGCTATTAGTATTGGATGCAGTCTTACTATGGCATTCACAGTCCCTAATCCCCCGCTATTGGCTCTTTATCCTGTTTGGATTACTGGCTGTGCCTTGTATGCTTGGGCTTCTTGGTCTAGGAAATCTTTTGGCATGCTTGCTAACTATATACTGCTAACAACGATTGACACAATTGGATTAATAAGGATGGTAATATGAACAAATCTTGGACACTAGAAGTTAAAGAAGATAATGAAACAGGTGATGCTATACTTGAATTTCCCGATGACCTTATGCAAGAGGCAGGATGGAAAGAGGGCGATACACTTGAATGGATCGATAACAAAGACGGATCATGGACTATGAAAAAGAAAGAACCAACACAATGGGTACTTGTTGAATGTGTCAGCACATTCCGTGAACGCTATATGGTAGAAGTACCTGTTGGTGTAGACAAGTACGGTAAAGATAAAACTCTATGGGCATTGGATACTGTTTCAATGAACGAAGCTAAAGAATTTAGCCAAGAACATATCGGGGAACAAATTGTGTCTCATCGTGTTGTTACTAAGGAAGAAGCATTGGCTTTGTGTGATAAAGACAATGATTATGGTAGTTCTTGGGATGAAGAATTGAAGATACAGAACTTTTTCACAACTTGGAAAGAACAGGAAAAGGGATGAATATCACTGCCCATTGGACAGATACTGAGTGGAATTCTTTTGCATCATGGTTGACTGGTGTATTGCACATTAATCCTGTTACAGTAACCTTTACTAAAAAAGATGGTACTGAGCGTGTAATGAAATGCACATTGCAACCTGAACTACTGCCACCAGTAGAGGTTAAACCTGTAGTTGAAGGTAAAGCACCTAGGAAAGAAAGCACCACATCAATGCGAGTGTTTGATTTGGAAAAGAAAGAATGGCGTAGTTTTACTATCCGTAGTGTCAAACACATTTCAACTGTGTTAGGAGAGGACGATGATAAGGTATGATGATAAAACAAAGGTCACTTGTGTAGACAATGGACAAACAGTAGATGCTGAGGTTCTTGAATTCAAACCTCAAAGTCTGCTTAGTATCAGTTTAGACAGAAAAATCAAATTGGTATTAAAATATGTAGCCAAGAGTGACGAATACCAAGGTGAATTGTATGGTAGAACTTTTGTTTCAAAAGGCCCAAAGGGTACACATTATAGCACTGGCCGAGGCGGTTGACAATAAATACGGATTCTGCTATACTATGGGTTATGAAAAAGCAAATCCTATCTTTCACTATTGAACAGCCCAAACATAGGGCTCACCGTGTGCTTTTCCAAGAAAACACGCCGTTCAAACCTAAGGTTGTGCAAAGTAAGATTGCCTACAATCGTAAACCCAAACACAAAAATCGTGGCTTTGAGGCTTGACAATAAATCAGTTTGGGTTTATAATACACATATTAACTTAAAAGGGAAACTAAAATGTCGTTGAAACAAAAAGCATTACTTCAAACTATTGGTATCTTTGCATTGATTCTCGGATCGACTGCGTTGCTTCAGTTAGCACTTACTAACATGGATCTACAAACTATCCAATATATCTTGGGCGCAGGAGTACTTGGATTTTTTGGATATGTCATGTACGGCATTGTCCTCGCACGTCTCCAATCGCAAGAAATCCTCGACAAAATGAATACTAAAGTTTAAGTCTAAAAAGGCTTGACAATAAATCAGTTTGGGTATATAATAGAGTCTTATTCAGTCAAACAACAGGAGTTTTAAATGGAACGTCTTTCACAAATTCAGCAAATCAACCAAGCTATCATGTTCGGTAACTTTACCAATGACGAATTGACCAGTATCGGTGACGCTATCAAATTTGCAAGGTCACAAATTGCTAACCAAAACAAACGTGAAATGCGGGTCGGAACACTTGTCAAATTTACAAGTAGTCGCACTGGTATGTCTGTGACCGGCACTGTTCAAAAAATAAATCGCAAATTTATCATTGTCCGTGAGACCAACAAACTCTCTAATTGGAGAGTGCCCGCTAACATGTTGGAAGTTGCGTAAAAACAACATACCCAAACTTGACAATAAATCAGTTTGGGTTTATAATAGAGTCTTATTCAGTCAAACAACAGGAGTTAAACATGCAAGCACTTCAAAAATACATTGATCAACAAAACAAATGGAACGCTATGTTCAAGGGTCGCCAATATGAAATTGAAACCCGTGAGGGTCGCAAACAAGTGGCAGAAATGATTGATGCCGCACTCAGTCCTGAAAATCTTTCCTGCGATGGCGAACTGCCCCGTAGTCAAGTGCAAGCCCGCTATCGTCAATTGACAGGAGCCGCTAAGGACCTTATCAAATTGGATCCTAGCGTTGCTCAATACATGTACGAATTTTCGGAGTAATAATCATGGAAAAAATTGCTGTTATGATTGGGGCAATTGTCATTGCTATTGCAGGACTATTGTTACTTAGTTTCTTACTAAGTTGGCCTGTACACATGCTTTGGAATGGTTGCTTAGTTGGGGCCGTTGCAGGAGTCAGTGAAGTGTCCTGGCTACAGGCTTGGGGTATCACTATCTTGTGTGGATTTTTGTTTAAAACTACTGTGAGTTCAAAATGAGCAGAATGTCTGATTTAGATTTGGAAGTCCAACTTATGTTGGAAGATGGCGTTCACCCTACTAAAATTGCAAGGACTCTTAACATTCCGTTGAGTTGGGTGTATGATACACTTGAACACATGGAACCCAGTGAGGAAGAACTTAGTCCTTTTATGACGATTAATTCTTAAAATGATAATTTTAAGTGTTTTTTTCATGGTAATGACCGGGTATTGGCTTATCGAATCCGAGAAGTATTCCTTTGCTTGGTGGATAACCGGAATAGCATTTAGTCTTAATACTTATTCAGTACTAAATTATTTGTTCTAAACGGTTGACAATAAATCGGTTCGGGTATATAATAGAGTCTTATTCAGTCAAACAACAGGAGTTTTAAATGGCTTACATGTCCCAAGAACGCAAAGCAGAAATTGCCCCTAAAGTTAAATCCATTCTGAAAAAGTTTGGTATCAAGGGTTCACTGAGTGTCCGTCATCATTCAACCCTGTCACTGACCCTGAAGTCAGGCAAGATTGATTTTATCGGTAACAGTAATCGGGTGTGTGGTAATGACCACTATCAAGTGGCACGTGGCTTTAAACCTAATACAAATGGTTACGATTCTGTGAACCCTTACTGGTTCCATGAACACTACGACGGCGATGCTAAGGCATTCTTGACCGAAGTCATGGAAGCAATGAATGACGGTAATTGGGACAAGAGCGATATCCAATCCGACTACTTCAACGTGGGTTGGTATGTGGATCTGCATATCGGTAAGTGGAATGCCCCTTACATTGTGGGTTAATCAACAAGATTTTGGTAACACAAATGGTTGACAATAAATCATCTTTGTGTTATCATTATAACTGTGCTGAAAAGCATTTTTTATCAACTAGCTATATTTTTTAAAGGAATCAAAATGGCTAAAACTCTATTTAAAGTCGCAGGTATTACTGTTCACAACGGCAATGCTAAAGTTCGTTTCACTGATGACATGGTTCGCCGTGTCAAACAATTCAGTAAGGGCGGTGCTACTCGCATTGACCTCTTTGAGTTGCCAAGTGAGATGACTAAGGTTGATGCACTCAAGTATCTGGCTGCTCATGCAGATTTCCAAAGTGCTGAGGATCAGGCTACTATCAGTGATGCACTTGCCGATCGTGAGAAGACCTCTAGTAAAGGTGAAGTTAAAGTTAAGGCTTCTAATGCTAAGCCTAGTATGGATGCAATCAAAGCCCGTGCTAAACCCTCTGTCAAGGCTACTGCGCCCGCTGATACACAGGAAGCTACTGTTTAAAAACGAATAAGGGTGCAACGCCCTTATTCCATTACATAAGGAAACAAAATGAAAGTAAGTGATAAATTGAAAAAAGCCGGTGACAGTGTAACTGTTTATTTTTACGATAACGGTTATATGGTTGAAGTGTCAGGTCGTGACCATGAAGATGATTGGAAGACTGCTAAGATTATGTGCCCTACTTTGGAAGAAGTAAATGCAGTTATCGTAGAAGCCAGCAAGATGGAACGTGATTAAATGTCTTTTCAAATTTGGACTAGGCTAAACGAATTTGCTGACAAGCGGCGAAAGTTTGATCCAAGTAAAAAGGAAGACCTTCGACAATTAGGATATTTTAAAAAATATCATAAATGGGAAACTGGTTGTCCGTTTTATATTGAATGGCCCTTTCACGATGCCGTATCAATGTGTCAAGCAAAGTACACGGACTATATGCTAGAGAAACTAGTAAAATAAAAAAGCCCCAAGTAAGGGGCTTTTTTTATGACCAAGTTGTTAGTGCCGCCCGTTTCCAAGTACTACTTGCCACACATATATAAATATAGCTTGCATCAAATGCAATTTCTCCTGCAGTGCCCGCCGCACTAGCATTAAGCGGTACAGTACTACTTGCTAATTGTGGACTCCAATCCATTACCCCTGCGCCATCTGTAGTTAAAAACTCACCTACGTTACCAGAAGTATTAGGTAATTGCCATGCAATATATGCAAGTGAGCCAATACTAGCAGGAGCCTGTAATGCAACAAATTTGGTATTAGTTGATACTGTATTCATTACTAGATAACCTGTGTTATTAATAATGACTGTATTACCTGCTCTAATGTCAGTGTCAACACTAAGATTTCCGGTTACAGCAAATGTATTTGTTCCTGTTGTGAAAGAGAAATTGTTTGTTAGTGGTGTGTATCTCCAACTACTATCATGGTATACAGCCATTCTAGTATTAGCCATGTCAAGTGATACTGTACCATTACCGGGCGTCCCGCCAGGAACTGAGGTGTTAATTCTTACTGTACCTAAACTTGCTACAAGGTTACCGCCACTGACGTTACCTACAGCAGCCATTGTCAATGGAGTTTCAATTGAACCTAGATTTGCAACAGCCGAACTAGTGATGTTACCTACAGATATATTACCTGTTACAGTAAGTACTTGGGTTGATTTGTTGAAAGTAAAATTAGAACTAGCATTAATGGTACTGTCATCATTGAACTGAACTTCTCTATTGCTACCAGCTGGTGGCGCAGTATCACTAGTCCAAGCTAACACACCTGATCCATTTGTTTTTAATAACTGACCATTTGTTCCGCCAGTGATAGTAATGTTGCCTACTGCACCTAAGTTTGCAGTATAGGTTACGTTAATATTTCCTACGTTAGCAATATTGCTATTGCCCAATTCTAATCCATCTGCTGATGGTAACTCTTTAATTATAGCTGAACTTGAATCTACAATTAATGGATATCTATTTGCCATTTTCTAATCCTTTTTTATATTTATCAACTTATAGCAACACGGATAAATGAACCGTCTCTTGCTTCTAACATGTAATCTCTTTGTACCACATCAGGAGGACATGTTACTGTTGTACTGCCATTTCGTAGTGTTACAGAAATAGTTTGCGTAACTACTGTTTTCCAACCTAGTTGTTTTGTTGCGGCATCGTCTTTTATGCCTAATACACTATATATTGTACCGGTTACATTTGGTACATAGTATGATGAATCTGATATAGAACTTGGTGTAAAAAACCCGGTGTAATTTCCAGTAGTATTGGTAAATTTTAAATAACCACTGTTGCTATTTGCAACCAAGCCTGTACTAGTTACTGCTGTAGTTACATTTACATTGTTTGCACCAACATTTCCTGTAGCAGTAACTGCTGTGAAATTACCAGAATATGGAGTAGTAGCACCTACTGTACCTGTCAATGGTCCGATAAAATTACCATTGAATGTGGTACCGGTAACAATGCCCATTGTTGCATTTCCTGATACTGTCAAGTTACCCGAAGTTGCTAATGTTGTATTTGCTAATATATAATTTGCAATGACATTACCAGCCAATGTAATATTATTTGGAATGTCTACTGTGATGTTACCAGTTGATGTTACCGGTGATCCAGTGATAGTTAAATTGTTACTTGAAAAGTCAATACGAGTAACAGTTCCATAATTCATATTGGTAGATGAAATAGTAATCTCACCCGTTGTATCGCTAAGAGTTATTCCCTCTCCAGCATTGATTCTTGTTACACCAGTGTTAACAATCTCTATTGTGCCAGAATCTGTTATAGGACTACCGCTTACTTGTAATCCATTACCTACTGCGGTTAGTGCTATGCTGGTTACAGTACCAACACCTGATCCATTTGCAATTTCAACTACTCTACCATATTGATCAACTGTCATTGTCGGGGCAATATATTGACCTGCCGCAAAAGCCACGCTTGGTGGGATAGCGGTCATTTCTATAGAAATGTTTCCAGCACTAACAATTGGAGTATTAGCAACTAATAATGTAGTGGATTCTATACCAACACTGGTCACTCCTACATTGCCGTTACCGCTAGCGGAAATTGTTACCGCCCCTGTATCTCCTGAGATAGTTATTCCAGTACCAGCTACGATAGATGTGACTCCGGTATTGGTTATAGTTACCGTACCAGAACTGCTGTTAGCATAGGTAGACACTCCTATGCCAGTGTTGAATGTATTGTATGGGCTAGCTATATTGAATAATCGTGTGAAGTTATTCTGTGACTTGTTGAAGGCCTCATACAAGGAATCACTGCCAGAAACTTGATTTTCTGCCCCTATATTTATGATTTGTTGTCCTGAAATAGCCATATATTGTCCCTATTATGTATTTATCTTAAACACTAAATGAACTGCCGCAGCCGCATGTAGTTACCGCTATCGGATTCTTGATGCTAAAACTAGAGCCATTGAGGTCTTCTTTGTAGTCTACTATTGAGCCATCCACGTATTGAGCCGACATTGCATCGACCAGGACACTTGAGGCGCCCGCTGGTATTTCCCAGTCGTCCTCATTTTTAGCATCATCTAAGGTAAATCCATAGCTGAACCCTGAGCATCCACCACCCTGCACAAACATACGAAGTTTTAAAGTAGGGTTACCTTCTTCTGCTATAATATCTGCAATTTTACTTGTTGCAGACTCTGATATGATTAGATTCATTTTGTTGGATTAGTTGTTTTTGCTAACGGATCTGGTGCTGCCACTGGATGCTTCAAACATGCTTTGCTGTTACCTTGACCGGCTTCTGTTAAGAATTTTATACCTTTAGCAATTTGTCCAATTGGGCAAGAACATGATGCTGTAACAGTACCGTTAGTAGGATCTTTGTCGTACTTGCACATCATGCCCCAACAGTTTGTTGACCCTTCTGCTATCGCCCCGGGGCAACTTTGTATCTGCGCTTTAGTAGCACTTTCCGGTACCCTTACAAAATTATTAGCTTCTTGTGGGTAATGAAATCCTTCAACTAATCTAGGAGCAAACAAACTCCAAACTTGTGTTTCTGGATCAGGTACAGAGCAACTTCCCTTCATTACTCCTGCGGTAAGGTCAGCAATACTAGGTCCTTCTAATACAGGGCATTTACATATAACTTCAGGATATGTGACACCGTTGTTGGTTGTGATTGTTTTTCCTGTTTTAGTGCATGTACTTGCGGCACATAATGCAAATTTACCCTGGCAAATAGTCAGAGGGGGAGGAGTCTGTGCTTGCACAGAGCCAACGAAGAATGCTAATAACAATAATAATTTTTTCATATAAGTTCCTTTAAGGTAATAATTTTAATAACAATGTTTGCCTACGGGTATCATCCCCTATATCTGCTAGGTCTTTTGATGGTAAGTTTTGATAAACGTCATGTGTATTTACATCTTGTTTACCAACCTGATTATATCCTACAACACGATTTGGGAAATTCTTAATAAGTTGTTGCCAAATGCCTATTCTACTGTCATCAGTTTGTGTGCTGTCACTGTATAACGGTACTTTTAGATACTGTGACATTGCATTATAAATTTTCCACCCGTATCCTTGACCACGCCCCTCAGGAGAACTAGCTACTGCACCTGTTTTTAATCCATTATGAAATTTACTCATACCCGCATAGAAGATAGGATTTTTGTTTTTATCAAATACATATATCTGATACATATCCGGGCTACGAACAATAATGTTTGGAGCTCCTATGTCTAAACCAACAAGTCTTGATGCCTGACCTGATTTAATATTAATTAACGCAGTTTTATACATAGCATTAATATTAATATTCTTTTTTACCGGTGGCATTTGAATTATTTCTGTCATTCTCATAAATTCTTACCCCAACGTGTATTGATATGGCCCCAGTTCATTATCTTCCAGATGTTTTCTAGGTATTGTCTTTTGTCTGCTTGATAGTCTAATGCCCAGGCATGTTCCCACCAGTCAACTAGTATAAGAATATCATCACGGACTTCATGGTTTACAATAGTTTTTATTTCTCCGTTGTATGTCATGTAAATCCAACCACTGCCCTGTATCTTCATGGCTTCTAGTTTAAATTGTTCTTTAAAATCTCTCCACCATCCGTATCTACGTTTAATTAAATTTAGTACAGGACCATTAGCAGTGTTATCATCTCTAGGCTCACGGAATTGACTGAAATAAATGTTGTGCAGAATTGCTCCTGCATAGTTAAAATCTGTATCACCTTCATCGTTGTTGTATCGTTTAGCATAGCCATGGGCTAAATCACTATAGTGATATTCCATAGTGGCTTTGCTTAAAACTGGATTGAGGTCAGAAAGACTATAGGATAGTTTATCTATCTCTATTTTTCGTGTGTTTGCTTCGGCAATTCTCTCTACAATATCATACATTGTAGAGTATTTATCGGAAAATAGTTTACTTATCTATAAGATTGTCGCGGAATATCTGCCAGGCATTTTCCCATGACCAACGATAACTACCCTTTATAACTGTGTGTCTAGGTAGAAACAAACAATCAGTAACAGCCTGTTTTAAATCAGAATTTAAACAACCAGTAATACCCTCGTCTATCACATCTTCTGGCCCTGGTACCGGATATGCGGCTACTGGAGTTCCGCATGCCATTGCTTCGACCATAACAAGTCCAAATGTTTCCCATTTACTAGGGAATACAAATACTTCCGCATTTGCATAATACTGTGCTAATTCTATTCCGGTTTTAAACCCAGTAAAGTGTACATCAGGATATTCTTTCTTATAAGTTTCTAGCATTGGCCCATCGCCAACCATAACCTTAAGATATCCTGAATAATCCATGTCTAAAAATGCTTCTAAATTTTTTTCTTTACTAACACGGCTGACACATACTATATATTTTTCGGTCGTTGCTACTCTATGGCTTGGATTAAATATTGTGCGGTCAACACCCCTAGTCCATGGAATTATTTCACCGTCAAATCCGTGTGCTTGTAACTCCTTAACCATTGTGTCAGTAGTAGTTAACACTTTGCCACTATGCTTATGAAACCACCTAACTAGAGGCCAAGTAATGGCTTCAGGTATTCCAAATAAAGCACGGAGCCCTTCAGGGAACTTAGTATGATAAGCAGTATTGTACCTAAAATTATGTTTTGAAAGATATTTTCTAGCAGACAAACCGAGAGGACCCTCTGTGGCGATGTGGATATAATCCGGACTGAACGCCTCAATCTTCTTGCCCATCTGCCTTGGACGGGCAATCTTGACTTCGTTGTAGCCAGGACAATCAAAATAGCGGAAGTCCCCGGGAGTAATGTAAACAACGTTATAACCATCCAGAAGCGCACACGCCTCAATATTTTTGTATGTTGTAACGACACCATTTATTTGATCCGGTAAATTATCTGTTATAATTAAAATTGTTTTTTGCATTCTCCTACCACCTTAAAACTTTTAAATTTTAAATTCCATTTGATCGTTTCTAGTGCGTGTTGACATGATTTCTGATCCTGAAAGTAAATCTCTACTTTTCCCGGTTGATCGGTTGGATCGTTCACGTGAACTGCTATCAATATCAGTAACCACATCATCGTACTCCTTAGTCCATTTAATTATTTCCCATGCGCCGTTGTAATGCTCTACCAATGCTGTACAACTTTCAACCCAGTCACCATCATTCATATAAGTGACACCATCTATTTCTTTTATTTCTGCATGGTGTATATGGCCACATATAACACCGTCAAACCCTCGCTTCTTACAATATCCGGCAAGGTTACGTTCAAAATGAAAAATAAAATCTACTGCTTTTTTAACCTTGTGCTTAAGATACAAGCTAAGGCTCCAGTACCCAAAACCAAACCTATGGCGAATCCAATTAAATTTATTATTGAGAGCCAATATGAAATCATATGCTTTGTCTCCTAAAAAACTAAGCCAAGGTGCTAAACGTGTTATACCGTCAAATAAATCACCGTGCGTTACAAGATAGTGCTTACCATCTATACCGATATGTTCAGTTTGATTTACTATTTCTACGTTACCAAATCCTATGTCATATGGTATTAGTGGTCGTAAAAATTCATCATGATTCCCGGCAACAAATACAACTCTGGTTCCGCGTTTTGCATGACCCAATATCCTACGTACTACATTGGTATGACTTTGTTTCCAACGCCACTTGTTTTGTTGAATGCGCCACCCATCAATTATATCACCTACAAGATATAGTGTTTCGCATGTATTATGTTTGAGGAAGTTATTTAAGGCTTCAGCCTTACAGTCTTTTGTGCCTAGGTGCACATCACTTATGAAAATAGAGCGATAGGTTTTTAAGGGCATACAATATTTATTGCCCATTATGTGTCAAATATGTGACAAATTATCGTCTACGGGTGATTCGACCTTTAGTTAAGTCGTAGGGGCTAAATTCTATTTCTACTGTATCGCCCAACAGTATTTTAATATCATGCTGACGCATACGGCCACTGATGTAACCTATTACAGTAGGCCCTGCACTCATTACTACACGGAACATAGCATTGGGTAATACATCGATTACCTTGCCGTCCATTTTAATACCTTCTTCTTTAGCCATGTTTTTAGTTTTAAAACTCCTTTTAATTTCGGCGCATTGTTGAAATGTCTTTTGCTTCCTGATCACTAAAGATAGGAACAGCGTTAGACTTGTGCATGGTACCTATGCCGATAATCTTAGTACCAGTGTATTGAGGGATTTGCTTAGTATTGCCGATACCGTCACCTGTATTACGGCTAGGTATGTGATTGCTAGTAGAACGACCAGCAGGCGTAGATAATGAATAGACCAGTGACTCACGTTTAGGCGTAGTCATTTTGGGTGACATAGTAGACCATTTAGCTTGATTACGTTCCCACTCTGCTTGTAACTCACGTGCCTTGCGAGCCTCAGTAGCATTGCGGAATTTCTGTTTACCCTTACGTTTACCGCCGGTTGATAGAGCGGGGTGTGCGAGGTGCATAGTCATAATACGTAGGTCATAGCGTTAAACATGTATGTATTATAGACTAAAACGGAATATCTGTCAAGTACTACTTTTTTAGTATAGCCCAAATCTTTTCTTTTTCTATAATTTCGGCTTCAAGTTCCATGTATTGTTTGCGTAGTTCTCGCAAATTGTCCCATCTATTTTCTAATTCTTCATTAGGGTGTAATATAGCTAACCGTTCTTCAATAGCTAATAGTGACTCTTTAATTGACTTACCTTTAATAGCAATATCACCCTCAAAAGTAACATCACCCTCAAACTCCGCATTACCCTTAACATGTAATGTACTACCTTTAAGGTTTGGATCACTAGCTATTGTATATGCCCCGTTGCTGGTTCCCCAATTGATACTACCTGTGTTGTTTGTTGTATACACATATGGTTGCGTATTAGATGATGTCACCGTGATAGAGGTGTTAACTCCGTATGTCATAATTATGCCTTAGTAAAAACATAGTTCCCTTTATCATCCAATTCAATAGCAATCTCGTCTCCCTCTTTCCAATTTAATGCTCTTAGAAGTTCAGGAGGAATTGGTAATAATAAATCATCGTTGTCATCTTTATGAGTAACAACCTCATACGATGTAGAACTTGAACTATGTTTTTTCATTGTACTCATTTTTTGTCAATATGTCAATACTTATGTGCCCAAATAGGGTTCATATATTTTCGTCAATTGTTTGATAGTGTGGTCTGTGCTTGCGTCACTATGTTTGACTGCAATGCCACCTGCTTCTGCCCAACTGTTAAGATAATAGTTAAAGTCATCTACTAACACATTGGGTCTTCCATCTGTAATAGCATACTTGAATTTGCGTCTTGTAAAGATAGCATCTTGACTAGTCCCTGGATTATATTGATCCAACCAATCACGTTTAGCTTTTTTACTAGCCTCTTGTTCATTACGTAATGGAGCACTTAATACAGTGAATGGAATCTTGTTATCATGGAGCCATTTAATGATAACTTGACCTCCGGATAAAGGACCTAAGTTACGGAATAGGTCATACACTGCTTCTGGCCCCTCTAAACTTAATCTAGTTATAGCTTCATCTTGATCTGGGATATCATCCCAATGATTTACATTTTCACGTTTTGCAACAGCATGAAACAAGTCTGCTTGCACCCCATCCATGTCTAAGTATAAGTGTGGCATTGGGTTATTTATATTCATTTCTCTTATTTTCACATTGATATTTATCAATACACAGATATATAGGCAATATTTCCAATAAATATTATTATAATTATAACTATAAAGGAGACTAGAATGGCAGAAGTCAAAACATTATCACGGTCAGAACGTGAGGCACAAATCAAGGATAAAGCAGGTTGGGTAATCTGTATTCTTGCGGC